TACTATGATTAAATCAATTTATGTTGATATGTATGGAGTATTAGCAGATTTTAAGAAGAGATTTGTAGAACGGTTCAAGGAAGAACCTGAAATAGATTATCCATCTAAAAAGAAAGAAAAAGATGCCTATAAAGGTAGATTTGCAACTATGGTAGAAGAAAGGCAATTTGCTACACTTGATCCTATGCCAGATTTAGATGAAGGTCTTAGGTTTTTAGATATCCTTGCATTTAAACGATATGATTTTACTATAAAGATATTATCATCTACTGCTAGAGTTGAACTAAAGAAAACTGTATCTGCACAAAAAGAGAAATGGTTAAAAGATCAAGGTATAACATATCCTGCTATATATGTTCCTGGCAAGAGATTAAAAAAATATTATGCCAGACCTGATAGATTACTAATTGATGATACAATTGCCAACGTAGATGAATGGCGGGCATTAGGTGGTAAAGCAATATTGCACACATCTTGGAAACATACAATTGAGGAGTTTTATAACTATTATGAATGAAATGACAACAGAAGAAAAGAAATTATATAATGAATTGTTGATGAATGTATCCATGCATTTGGACGGCAATAGTATAGCTTACTACATAGATAAAGTAAGACAATTTGTTGAAGTAGTTAATCTTAGAATTGAAGGTGCAAATTACAAAAATGAATACGATTATTAAGTTTTTCCTAGAAAGAATCTTTATTGTAGTATTTGGATTGGCAATTATTGTTGTTGGTATTGTTAGCCCAAAATATGCTTTAGTAAACCTATGGACAGTATTTCAACGAGTTCAATTTGATAATAAGATTAAAAATGACTAAAGAAGAAATTAGAAAACAAATGCTTGCCAATATAAGCCACATAGGTAATCTAACTATCGAGAATGCTGAATTGGCGAGAAAACTAGAACGACTTGAATTAGAAGAATGGCAACCAGATGCAGGTGATTTTGTGGTTGAAACCACAGGTAATATTTTTGTTAAGTATTCATGGCCAACCTATAGTTCAGAAGCAGTTAATTCTGAAATTGATTTTGGCTCAGTGAGAACTACTCAAAAACGTGCCGAAATGGCATCTAAAAATATGAGAATGTTTAATAGATTATCTTGTTATATGGGAGACTTAAATCCTGTTATAGAGTTTTCGGATATGTGTGTTAAATTAGCATTTTATGATTATGATTCTGATAAAGTAAAAAAACTTAAAAAAATACTTGAAGTGAAAGGCGAATTGTAGTATAATGGTTAAAACTTGCTTAGATTGTAAGTGTCAGTTTATTACAAATGAAGCATGGAAAACGATATGTCTTGATTGTTATAAGAAGTCTAAAGGATATATCAAACCAGTAAACACTATTGATGCTGAAATGTTAAAGAGGATTATATACCTTTGTCACCCTGATAAACATAACCAAAGTGAAGTTTCAATAATAGTAACGAAATATCTACTAACATTAAAATGAGATTATATTATGATATATGCCAATGTACCCAGAAGCAAACCAAAGCGCAAAGCTGGGTGGAAAGAAGAAGAACTAAAGTACCAAGAACATCTTAAGAAACTTGGTGTCAATCCTTATCAAAAATCAGCCAAAAAGAAGTTCAAAGAATATACTCCAACCAAACCAGTTGTTCGAGAAACTAAAGTAATTCCTTCATTGAATACCAATGTAGGTAATACTTCAAAGGTAGAAACAACCAAATACACAGGCGACAAATTGATTGGTATAGCAGTACTACATAAGTCGTGCTTACAACCAGTATTCAGCCAACAAGATGCAACAGATATTGCGAGGATGAGAAGATGAGTTATTCAAGATGGTCACATTCTAATTGGTATAGTTTTTGGAGTACATCATCACCTGACGATATTAAAGAGGAACAGGTATTGTCTTTGTGGTATAATACAGATGCTACATTAGATTTTACATACAAAGAATTAAAATCATTTGGTAAATACAAATTAAAAACATTATACCCAGATGCTTCTGATGCAGATATAAAGGAAGCACTGAATATTATTAAGTGGTTTATTGATGATGTAGATAAGGAGTTTGCTGAGGATGTTTTGAAATGAAAATTTTGATAAATTTTGCTGACGATAGGTGGTATGTTAAAGAATACGACAAAATGGGTAATTTAATCAAAATAACCTTTGACGCAGGTTATATCAATCATAGAACTTATGACGAAACCAATAACATTATTAAAAATAGTTATGAGGGATTTTACAATCACCGTTCTAAATTGCCAAAAGAATATGCATTATCGTTAATGCAAGAGGGTTGAAATGAGAAAAATATTATGGGTAGATGTTGTAGAACGTGATCCAGAATCAGATACTGAATTTTGTGAAACGGTAACTAATTCTTATCCTTTTCCTGATTTAGATATCTCAGCAATATATGATTGTGATTGGTCTTCTATAAAAGAGTTGAGGGAATTAATAGAAAAAATAGAAGATGAAATTGTGAAGGAATGTTATCGTACTAGATTACATTTCATATTGACTAGGTGGCATCCAAAAAACTTTATAAATGTTCAATTAAAAGATTGGAAATATAAATAAAAAACTTTACTTTTTTAAATTAATCATTTATAATAAGTCTTAATTAATTGATTGAGAAACTATATTATGAAAAAATTAAAAAAAAGCACTAAAATCAAAGTTGTTACTGGTGATGTTTCTTTCTACACCACTGTTAAACAAATCCGCGAAGATTTCGGAACCTCTATGCATTTTACTGCTGCTGTCAATGCTGCTCTTGATGCATTAGAAAATTCTAGATCTATTGCTGATATTGCTCCAATCGGTATCGGTGGCATTTGGATTAATTTTCCACTTCAATTGGATATCGTATAATGAATATATTTTATTTAGATAATAACACTACCAAATGTGCCGAAATGCACGTTGACAAACACTGTGTCAAAATGATACTTGAGTATGCGCAGTTGCTTTCTACAGCCCATCGTGTTATTGATGGTGTAGAATATGTAGATGCATCATCAGGTAGAAAAATGAAACGGTGGAAATTAGGTACTTCTTATGACGATATCCTTTATCAAGCAACCCATATAAATCATCCTAGTGCTATTTGGGCTAGGCAATCATATAAAAATTATATGTGGTTAAGAAGTCTTTTATATCGGTTATGTAAAGAATATACCTATAGATATGGCAAAGTTCATAAAGTAGAATCATCTGGATTATATGAAGCATTGTCATATGCTCCAATTAATATCAAATTGGGTAAATTTACCGAACCTACTCCAGCAATGGATAATAAATATATTGTCCAAGGTGATTCCATTAAGTCATATAGGAATTATTATAACAATGCTAAACAGCATTTGTTTTCTTGGAAAAACAGAACTGTTCCTGAGTTCATTATCCAAGAGGATATTTCCAATGAAAGCAATTCCGTTAATACTTATAGCAGTACTTCTGTTTCTATGGTTTAACATAGAAATAGCATCCAACTCTCCCTGTTCCGTATTTGCAAAGAACCCAAGTCTTTGCAGTTCGGATAATTTTGAAGACAACTGAGGATATAATGAAAGCCCAAAGAATTAAAATAATACAAGCAACTTTAGACTCATACTGGTATGCAGGTTACATAGGTAATGAATACTGGGCTGAAGAACGATTAGTAGATGGGGTAGTTGATTATATGTTAATAGAAGAAACTGCTAATCCATCTTCATTAATACAAGGTGGTAAAAGGTGGGTGTCAAAAGAAGATTGTGAAATATTAAAAGAAGCATATATTCGTGTTGAATCTATTACTACTACAAAAGTTGTTGAATTATGACAAATAATTCTTGGAGTAGTGAAGAATCCGAAGGTTGGTTGACACTAAACTATTTGAAACCAATAGATGGCGCAAAAGAATCTATGATGATTAAAACCTCCGATATAAAAAATGTAACAGAAGAATTTCTCCAAAATAGTTTTTATAATATGTTATCTGACCGAGATATTATGCTGGCATTTAAAATATTGCTAAAATATAATGTATGATAGAAACAACCAAAGATAAAAGAATACGACAAAAGAAAAATCACATCAATCGGCAGTTAAAAATAGCCAACTCACACAAAGTCCCAGTCAAAGTGCCACACAAGTTGCAAAAGATAAAAGCAATGAACTGCGGTAATCCTAAATGTATTATGTGTAGCAATCCAAGAAAACTTTGGAAAGAACTGACTATGCAAGAGAAAAAGTTCTTAGAAGATTCAGGAGAATAACTTTACTTTCTTTATTGATTGTAGTATAATTAAGTTTTTAAATTATAGGTATTATTATGTTCATGTTTGATATAGAAACATTAGGCACAGAATCTTCTACTGTTGTACTCAGTGCCGCAATTACATATTTTGATGGTAAAGAAAAACTATCATATCAAAATTACCTCGACAAAACATTATTTGTCAAATTCAATGCAACCGACCAAATAAAACGATTAAAAAGAACTGTTGATAAAGATACTCTTGAATGGTGGAACAAACAAGCTGAATATGTACGCAATCAAAGTATTAAACCTAAACCTGATGATTATTTGGCTGAAGATGGTATTGATAAAATAGTTCAATACATGAACAAGTTTGAAAACTCCAAAGAACAAATAATGTGGGCAAGAGGGTCGCTTGACCAAGTAGTTATAGATTCTTTATGTAAAGGGGTTGACAAATCTACAATAACAGAGTATTATAACTGGAGGGATGTAAGAACTGCAATAGACATCCTTTATGGTTCAAGTAATGGGTATTGTGAGGTCGATCATCCAGAATTTAATAGAGAAATGGTACCAAAACATCTACCATACCACGATTGTTGTTTAGATGTTATGATGCTTACACAAGGTAAAGAGAAAATATGACAGATTTTTATACAAATGTGCTGACTGTAGGCGAAAGAGTTTTTGTAAGAGGAATTGAAAATGGAGTTTCATTCCTACGAAAAGAACCTTTTAGTCCTACATTATATGTAAACTCAAATAAAGAAAATACTGAATGGTCTTCTTTATATGGCGATCCAATAGAAGAAATAAAACCTGGACTCATATCGGAAACAAGAGATTTCGTAAAGATGTATGAAAATGTAGAAGGATTTAGTATCTACGGCAATACAAATTACAAACATCAATACATTTCTGATACCTATCAAGGTGAGGTTAAATGGGATATTAGTCAGTTAAAAATCTATTCATTAGATATAGAAACTACAGTTGATAATGGATTTCCTAATCCGCAAAAGGCAGAAGAGGAAATTACATTAATATCTTTAATGGATAAACAAACAAAGAATATAACCACTTTTGGTTATAAATTCTGGGAAACTGATAGAACTGACGTTCGTTATGTACATTGTACCAGTGAGTCTCAACTCCTAAAAGAGTTTTTAACATTTTGGTCTTACAATTATCCTGACGCAGTAACTGGTTGGAACATAGATCAGTTTGATATTCCGTATCTAGTTAATAGGATCAACAATGTATTGGGCGAAGAATACTCAAAGAAATTATCTCCTTGGAGTAGACTACGAGAAAAGACATTTTTTGAAAAGGGTAGGCAACAACAAACCTATAATATAGAAGGTGTTGCTATCCTTGATTATCTCGAGTTATATCGCAAGTTTACTTATACAACCCAAGAGTCTTATAAGTTAGACCATATTGCCTTTGTTGAGTTGGGAGAACGCAAGTTAGAAAACCCAGGAGATACATTCAAAGAATTTTATGAATCGTATTGGGATACATTTGTATCATATAACATACGAGATTCAGAGTTAGTTGATAGATTAGAAGATAAGATGAAATTGTTAGAGTTGATTATAACCCTAGCATATATGGCAAAGATTAATTATGAAGAAGTATTTTCTCCAGTAGGTATGTGGGATGCAATCATATACAATCATTTAAGAGATAAGAAAATTGCCATACCTCAAAAAGTATTTAATGGTGGTAATACAAAGTTTGAGGGAGCGTTTGTTAAAGAACCTATTGTTGGGTTCCACAAATATATCGCATCGTTTGACTTGGCGTCATTGTATCCACATTTAATGATGAACTATAATATGAGTCCAGAAACTCTATCTCCTTTGCAATTACCTTGTACAGTTGACGAGTTGTTATATAAAAAGATTGATACATCGATAGTAAAAGAAAACAATTTAGCATTAACAGCTAATGGTTGGTGTTATCGTAAAGATAAAAAGGGGTTTCTTCCCGAGTTAATGCAAAAGATGTATAATGATAG